TAGAAACAAATCTCTCTGGAGACCAACTGGCGAATCTGAAAGGCGACATAGATGATTCTAAAATAGCAGGTGGGGGTGATACTGTAGTTAATAATGTTGCAAACAACACCAATGTGAGTAACCAAGAATCAATGCAAGTAAACATGGAATCTGTCAACGACAATCAAATGAGTTATTCTACAACTTAACCTATTCAGGTATAAATCTTTTTTTTCTACTGTATAATGTTTTGTCCGAATGGACTTGTGTAGCACCTTGACTAGGTGTTTCTTTTCTAACTTTTACCTCTGGTTTTTTCTTACCAAAGATTTTCTCCCAATTATCAGCATAGGCTTCTTCGTTTGAGTTCCTTCTCTTAGAACCCTTGCCCCCATGCCAATTACTCATCTTATTTTTCTATAATTACTTTGTGCCTTTCTCTTAGCGTCTAATTTCTTTCTACGCTTAAGGTCTTGATTCTTTTGATTCTTAGTGTCGTTAGGTTTCTCGTGGTACTGTCGTTGTCTAACTTCTTGTACTATCTCTGCCTTATCACATGCTCTTTTAAATCTTCTCAACATGCTATCGAATCCCTCCGACTGTCTGGTTTTAGGATTTAATTTTGGACTAACTTTTGGCATATAATATTCTCTTAAAAAGTGTGAAGTCGCCCCAACGCTTACAGCAACCCGCTCTTCACCGATTATCCCGCTTGTGTTTTGCTGATAACCTTTCCCCTACTTCGATACCCCCATATCCACGGCCGAAGTCTGTAGTTGCAATCACTTCATGCATTATATAATACAACTACACCCTAGTAAGAAGATTAGCTGTCAGCTAACTTCTTAAAGTAATCCATCGCATCATCTTCTTCCTCTGCTGAAGAAGTTTCAACTGATGAGATTACAGGTTCTTCTGCTACTGTTTCTTTATTAACTCCAGACCATGGCACTTCTTCCATGTCGTCTGCAATTGATTCAGCAGTAGAATTTGCTACAGCACCTGCAAGACCAAGAACTCTATCGAGTTTCTCTTTAAGTTCTTCATAAGACTTAAACTTACTAGGTGATATAATCTCTGATAGACTCTTTGTAGACATAGCGATATTTTCTAATCTCGCCTCATCTTCAAATAGATTCGTAGGTGAATCAAACTCTGATTTGTCATAGTTCCAGTAGCCGTCTACTTTTCTAATTTTAATCTTAAAGTTTGCACCCTCGCCTCTTAAGTCAAAAGGATTAATAGCAGACTCATCTTCAAATGCTGGAGAGATAGCCTCTTTCAACATTTCAAAAATCTTCTTACCATATCGGTATTGAAATACCTTCCCTTCATTATCAGGATTCTTGGGGTCTGAAACAACAAAGATGTTAGAAACATAATGAAGTCTACGCTTCTGTTTTCTAGCTTGTTCTTTGTTAGCCTCAATTCCTGTGTTCCACAACGATGTGTTGTATTCACTTACAGGGTCTTTTTTACCAATGGTAGTTAAAGACTTTTCGATATACCAACCACCTGGACCTTGGAAACCATGGTCGAAGTAAGATACCCATGGCATCTCATCTCCTTCTGGTGTTGGCAAGAAACGAACTACTGCATAACCATTACCTGATTTATCAAGTTCTGGTTTCCAGAAAGTATCATCTCCGTAGGTTTTTTTATCACCTTGAGCTGGTGAAGCAGACTCCATAGCCTGTCTGAGCTTATCTAACGATGTTGACATTGTATTCTCCTATTGTATTCATATCGCATTATATCAAAGACTCTAGGCCTTGACCTAGAATCCATTTATCTTCGACTTTAAATCGAGATAATAATTCATTATACACGATTTGGTCGAATCCTTCAATGGGGTTTTTAAAAAAAACCTTCACTTCAGGATGTTCTATATTTATGTGTTCCATAAGGCTCACAAATTGAGATTGTTGTATTATTCTTACACCATATTCATTATGTTCACTGTAAGTATAAAGACCTTGTTTATTGTATACATTCTCTCCACTATCGAATTGTAATGCATCAAACCCTAATAAACATATGTTCTTGTAACCATGATGTACTGCATAACCCAATGCATACATTCCACAATACAAGTTCTTGAGCAATTGATTTTCATATATAACTATGTTATTCGCATAGGCCCGATTATATCCAATCATATATGACCTTGCATCATCTCCGTAATAATTCTCCCCTTGCATCACAAATGCATCATCATCTTCTTTTCTGACTTCGTGTGTCTCACCAGGTAATCCTAACTTTATCATATCCCACATTTCTATGGGTAGTTCGTTCCACTCGGCGACACAAACTTTTCCTTTCTTATAGTATTCTTCTTCAATCATTACTTTCTGAGGATGAACATCATGTACAAAACACATGTCTGGAGAATGTGTTCTATAGATGTAATTCATTCCCCACCACTCTGATAAGGTGTTAAGATTTACTTTCTCTCTCGATGGTCCATTACCAACCAAGTATAACATGTCTAAGTTGTCTTGCATAGTTTTATAAGTTTTTGTTTATAGGTGTTGATGTTATAATTCATAAATGACTTATACTTATCAATCTTGTTTATTGTGTCTGGATATATCAGTGTTTCTGATATAAGAGTATTCCATTTCTTACTGTATTCAGTCACATCATCTAGTATACACATTGTCTCTAGTGATATGTTCTTACCAAGGAATTGTTTGAGTAGATAGGGGTGTTGTCCGTTTGTGACAGTCAATACCTCCTGTATAGATTTCTTCTTTAATAGATACATCATGTCTTGTTCAAACTGATAAGATAATCTCTGTTGTCTTTTCTTCCAATCTAAGTAGAGTTTCTTAGATTCATTTTCTAGTAAATCACCAACCCATGCATCTTTCAACGATAGGTTGGCAACATAGAAATCAAGTAGTTCACTCTTATATGTTCTCGCCAGTTTGGCAAAGTGATACTTGTCTTTTCGTTTCATGAAGGATGGTAAGTCTGCCTTGACCTTACCATTGTATTTGATGAAGTCATACGATGCTGAATTAAAGTGTAATTTAATCCCTAAGTATAACTGGTAACTATCAAATCCCTCACGACTCGACATTACTTATTCACTATAATCTTTTTCTTCTTAGGTACTTCTATACCTGAAAATGCAGTTCTATAAGCTTCTTGTACATCTTCATTTGTTTCACAAAGAAATACATAGTTTGCAATGACCATGAATTCAGGATCCACTTTACCTGTCACTGCAACTCCTTTTGCGAACCCCATGCCACCGTTAGGCGCCTGTACTATCATTCGTGGGTTCTCTAATCTCAGACCATTCTCATCGCCTGCGTACTTTCCAATGTATTCACCACTCATGGTTACTACACTTACTAAATCACCTTTTTTCATAATTTCTCCTTATGCAATAAAACTTTCAAGTGAACCACGACTTGCTTTCTCTCTGTTGATGAGTTTTAGTTTCTCTGCCTCAGCAGTCAACTTCTCCTTCAACGGAACAGATAGTAATCGTTTTGCACCTTCTGGTTCTACATTATTATTTTCACACACTTTGAGTATTGCACTCATTATGTCCGTCTTATTACCTACAAGCAATCTTTCCACTTGTTCTGTAAATTCTTTTCTACTAATCATTAAGACCGCCGAGACTAAAGAAGTACTCTGTACCACCCTTTCTGTCACTGAACCAATCTTCGTATACATCCATTGTATCGGCCTCTGTTAGTATTTCAAAGATAGCATCACTCTTCATTTGACCATCGTAGTCACCTTGAAGTAATTCTGTATCTTCTTCTAGTCCACCAGATTCAATGTACTCTCGTACTTCATCTTCGGTTACACCACATTCTTCTAACCATCCACTATCGATGTGTTTTTCTTTTTTGACATAAACGGTATGGTCTTCCGTCACAATCATAATTATATCACTCATAAATTTTCTCCGAATTTACTTTCTCTGAACCATAAGTTAAATGCATACTTCTCTCCTTCGAGTACAGGCAAACCTGCATGTTGAGAAAGAAGTTCTCGTTTTGTGGTATCTGGTTCGACATTATACCATATAACGACTGTGCCTTGTTTGGGTTGAACATTAACCCCTAATCTATTAAATCCTGTTTCACCACCTTTGGGTACATCTCTAAGATAACCTAATGCAGTGATTATTCTTTGACCACCTTGTTGACTAACATACTTTTCATTGTATTGGTCGTCACTTTTGTCAAATGAGTCCCAATGATAATCGTATTCTTGTCCTACTTCGTAATGCACAACTTGAAATGGTTCGGCATTCTCTAATGGCATACGAACCGTATCTGATAATCTTTGTGCTACATTGAGTATAACATCATTGGTGTTATGTGGCAACCAGGTATTTGAACCTGTTCTACCTTTAATGAATTGTCCTTCACCATCATTACTAACAACCATAGATGGTTGCATAGTCTGTAAAGAATGTTGTAGAATGTGTTCACATTCATGTTCAGTCATAAAGTCAGGTATGACACTCACCATATGCATGTCATTATGATGAATGTTAATCATACGCCGTAAAGGTTCTTGTATTGTTCTCTGAGTTGATATAGTTCATCAACATAGTCTTGAGGTTGTGCCTCAAAGATTTGAAATGTATTCATGCCTTCAACACCAACTATTGCAGTTATGTTATCAACAGCATGACCTGTTAGTTCTTCTACCATGATTGCATATGCAGTCATTTGTATATACCATGGTTTCGCCATGTATTCTTTTTTAAGTTTAGCAGAAGATTTAAAATCAATGATTGATAATTCATTCTCCCATAACCCTACACAATCAACACGACCTGCCATTCTAAGTTCGTTAGAGTATAGAGGTGCTTCGAGGGCGATTGGTATAATCTCATCTAGTACAGGTTGTACTGCCTTAAACATTCCTTCTTGCAGTACATTCTCAAAGATAATTTCTTCTTTCTCTCTTCGTAAGTAATCTTCTACATGTTGATGAAACTTAGTACCACGAGTCGTTGCCTTCTTGGTAATCTTATTTGCCTCTTCAGCGCCTACTCGTTCTCTCCATAACTTAATATGTTCTCTGTTAAGTAGACCTGTCACTGTTGTCACTGAGGGATATTTAATCTCACCAGCATCGTCTGTATAGAATCTTTTACCATTCTCCGATATTGTATTGAGTTGTATACTTTCTAATTCGTGCAAGTCGCACACTGGTGCTGTATTCATAATTTACTTTCCTTTCTTTTGATTCTGTAGTTTGATATGTTTCTTAACGATATCTCGTGTCTTTGCTTCTTTGACTCCTATACCATTATATCTTCTATCAACATCTGAACCTGGGTATGCCTTACCTACATTTGATAAGACTTCTTTAAACCCACCATCAATTTTAACCCTATCGCCCACACCACCTGTCGTTGGGGGTGCAGTAAGTATAACTTGTTTTAGATGTGGGTTATCTTTTTTGAATTGTTCTAGTTTGGTGTAAGACATGATTCGTTCTTCTATGCAACCAGTCTCTGAGTTTTCGAAATCGTATGCAGGCATTATATGGGGTTTCCTTCTATCGTTTTTTCAACAAGTTCTCTGACTTGTTTTTCAGAATACCATAGACCACTATACATTTGTGTGTGGTCTTTCCATTCTACGATGTATCTTTTGTAACCGAAAGGTCTATCTGAGAAGATTCTCACATCACCATAATTTTCTACTAATACTCTCATAACATAAACTGTGGGACATCTCGTTTGGTCCACTTGGCAAAGTCTGCCTTGTATTCTTTGTAGTATTTATGATACGCTGAAAGCGAGTCATTTACAACCTTGACATCATCTGGCATACATTGTGGTGGTTCTACCCACTCACCTAGTTTGCAGTTGTTTGGTATATTGTTAAGTACATCTCTGAGTTTGATATCAGTTAGATGTTCTCTGTTGTATCGATAGGTGTACTCGTCACATAGATTAGTAAACATATCATATGCATACTGATACTGAATTGCATTTTCACGAACCCACCTTGTAGATGGATGATTGATATGAGATGCTTTGTATAGTACATCGTCTAGTGAATTATCTGACATACGCCACCTTTGAATCTTACGACCATTCTTAGATAGACCATAGTACGATTCGCCGTCTAACATACGATGTGCTGTTGATAACATTTGTGCATACTCGATAATCATCTTGACCACATGTTTGTCACAATGTAATGTAGCAGACACTTCTGGTTCTTTGTGTAAGTAAAATAAATTCATAGTTCTTTTATCTCCTGTAATATACCCTCAACATTCGGCCATGCAAGATAACCGATAACATCATGAGTGATAGGAGTATGGTAACATAAAGCGCCGTCACTGTCAAGTACCGCAAGTTCCCAAAGACCATCTTTTCCGCCATAACTGAAATCATGTTTAACCACACTAGCGCCATACCCATTTGGGAATCCATAGATGTGTTGAACACCTGTATCTAGGTATTCTGTATTAGTTAAAAATTCTCTCATATTATTCTCCTACTTATAAAATATGTGGTCAGTTATTTGCACGGTTTCATTCAATGTTTCTGCCCAATATGGTTCAACCCATAAGTTGTGGTAATGTGTTGCACCCTCTGTAATATCTGGATACTTGCCATAGATTACATCTTGTGCAATGAGATACGATTCGAAGAATGTATCAGTATCTAAAGGTTCGTCTGACTTACCATCACAAAACCAACTGAACTGACATTGATTACGAACAGGCACTTGTTTGCCTTTCCAATTCTCACGCCACTTTGTTTGGTAGACTACACCACAAATATCTTTAGGGTATGCACTATGTTCCATACGATTGAATACAACATGTGCAACTGCAACTTTACCTGCAAGTGGTTGATTACCTGCCTCAAAGTAAATGTTCTTTGCAAGACAAACAACTTCACCGTTTTCATCTGACGCCATAACTTGCATACTCATAGCACCACATAGAAACCCTAAAAACGCCCCTAAGCAAAAACTTATATATCTCATCTTCATATTAATACCCACTGGTTGTATGTGCATACTCTTCTGGACAATCCTTTGTACCACATACACATGTATCTAACTCTAGTTCACCTTGAAAAGGATTCATATCATTAGCATTGGTTGTTCCGTAAGTTGCAAGATTGATAATCTCATCTGCTGATAACTTACCACCTGTACATTTTGCAATTAACATTGCACTCTCATAACTAAGCTGCATAGCATCTCTCCCCATTGTAATTTTCTCCGTTCTGATTGTAGTTGTCAAGTATCATATCGACAACCTCAGTAGCATAGAACGATGTACCACCGATATTCCACTGACACTCTTCAGTAGGAATTCTGCCATATTTCCAGGCATAGATAGTGACTGTTTCATATTCCCAATCATCTCTATCAATCTCTTCGATACAATTTGCATCGTACCATTGTGCATCGATAACCCATTCACACGAGACTTTCTCGTATGGGTCACCATCTGTATAGGTCGGAGGACCTAACACTTCTAACAACCTTTGGTAGGTGGTTGTCTTGTAACCTTTCAAAGATGTCCCACCTGATGTCATATCAGGACTAAGGACTTCATAGTTTCTAATTATCATAATATATCTCCTATCTTAAATAATCTGGACCGTACATTCTTGATGTACCTGGTTTGATTTCGTAACCCTCGTAAAGATTACCCCTTGGTTTGTTTAGAGCAGGCGTTGCCCAACCAGCAGCCTTTAACACATCACCAACTTGGAACTTATTGTTGCCTATGTTGATGAACCCCCATACTGAACGAGATTGGTTATCTTCTACTGTAAATATTTTAATGTATTTTTTGCCGATTGAATAATCGTGTGTTAAGGTATCACGAGTGTGTTTCCACTGCATGTGATTCGCATGAGTTATGTCTTCACATAAATTCTCAACTAGTTCTACTAGTTCTACTGCTTTTGCTTCTGCAACATTCTTCTTCATAGTACTTCTCCCAATAATATTAATACTGTAATACACACTAGAGGTTGAATGAAGTCAGCATCTAGTAGTCCGTTTTTTCTAATCATTTTTATCATGGATCCAGTATACAAAAAAGTGACACCCATTGTCAACCCTTTAGGTCTAAATAACCTAACAATGCCTTTCGTTCATCTGAGGTGAGTGACCCAACATCATTGAATCTAGTCCATGTTGTGCCTGCTGTGACCATCTTATTGCCTGCCGTGACGGCTGCATTCCAGAGTAGGTCATCTTTTGGGAATAATTTGTTTTCTTCGCATAGGGTTATCATCTCCCTACCAATCTTAACTATTTTTGCTACTGCCGGTGAATCACCGTAGTAGGACATCTTCTTACCTTCGTTTAATACTTTCACAAGAACTCCTTTGTTCATTAATTTAAGATACTAGTGTATCAAAAAATGAGGTCTGGAGTAAACCCTTTTTTAGATTTTC